GATTTTGACGCGGGTAAAATAGATGATATTAGTGGTATTGATGTTATGAATGAACAAATACCATATCAGGATAAAGTATTCTCATCGTTTGTTTACGAGTTGTACGAAAGGGTTAAATTCATAACTCTTTTTGATTCATACAGTAACAACTTCTTAAATTACTTAATTGATGAAGAATACGAAAACGTAGTTGAAACAATTAGTGAGGATATTGACCTTGTAAATCTTTGTAAGAAATTAACAAGTGTAGATTCATTAATTAGTTTTAAGTCATCTGTCCCATTAAAGGATGCAAACAATTTACCAATTTTAGATGTAAATGGTAATCCGAAAACGGTAACACAGTTTGATGGTTACATACCAAGCGCTTCACCATATGAAAGGTTCCCATACTTTAGAGACAATTTACCTACTGTACCTTATCTTAAAGAGATTATTGAATATCCATTTAAGTTAGAAAAGTATGTGGATGTCTCAAAAACAGCTAAGTCATTTAAAAAAGATGAATTGAATACTGAGTTAGTAAAGTATGTTCCCGAACCATACAGAAAAAACATTTACCCATTTAATTCAGGAATATACATAGATTACCTCAATAAAACATCTTTTACCGACGACAACTTTAAATTTAATGGTGTTTTATCTATTAACCCAAATCAAGGATTCGTTTGTTCACCAGTGAACTCTTCTGCTTGGGTAAAGCAAGGTTATACAACAAATATGTTTTCACAAAATTTAAAAGTTGAGAACAATTCTGTTAATGTGGTTAACACACCATATTTCCACAAACAGTTATTAAAAGATTTTAATACTGGTGGTGTATTTGGTAGGTACAAAGGTTCTGCTTATTTGTTATTGACATCATTACCGTTTTTAGATTTGGAAGATACAATTACGTTTGATGGTAAATCTATCTTAATGTCATCATTGTTTAGAGAAATATCGTCTACACATTTTGTTCCATATCACCTTTTACTAAAATGGGGGGCAATATATCATAGATATAAAACACAAATAATTTCAGGTGTTGATATTCTTGATGGTTTTATTAATATTGCCAATACCACACAACCAATTACGGGCTCAACATTTTTCGATGGAGGTTTAACAGGTACCACGTATAGTGCATTTACTATTAACTCAAATACTGTAACTGACGCAACTGATGCGGGTATCGCACCTGTTTATCAAGCGTTATACCATCAAATTGTAAATGGTTATAACCACTACGTTGTAGTATCGGGTAATACCTCGTATAGTGGTGAAACTACCGCCAATAAAATTATTCACAAAAAAGAAGTTAAAAACAATAACTACTGGTCGGTATTTGTTGACAACTCAAAATATATTCCTGGAGACAATTATTACACATTGTTACCATCAAATGGATTTAATAGTTCGGACTTAGTTAATAAGAATACCGAAACGATGCCATTTGCTAAACAATACAACTATAGAGTTTATTGGAAAGATGAAAATGTAACCTCAGAATATTCGGGTAGAACGTTTGCTTCATCTTCTCAATACCCAAGAAATTATGTGTCAGGTTCAACAACCGATAATGTTTACTCAATTGACACGAACTATAGAAAAGTAATTGATTTGATTGGGACGTTTAGTCCTAAGATATTAGAGGCGTTTGAAGAAATGTTCTTGGATTTTGCGTCTAATAAAGGAAATGATGAAATACCACAACAAACTTTTTTAAATATTCAATATCCTAAATTTCAAGATTTATTAAAAGATATGTCTACGGTTGTTAAAGAATCATCTGATGTTATTGGTTCAGATGCGTTACTTAACACGTTAAAAACAAGGCAAAATAATAAGATGGAATTTATCACTTCTAACATATTAAAAAGTGATAATTTAATTAAGTTTACATTAGCAAATCCAAAAGAAATCGACCCATATTCATTTTATGGTATTGGATTATTGACTTCAATGTCAACATATAGTGAACAACCATTCTTAATTGCCGATATAACACCAACAAATCTTAATCTAATTAAACTTTATATTGGTGAGGATATTGATGGGTACTATCAAAATTTCTTTTCAATAGTTGATATAAAACTAAATGAAGAAAATATTATTAGATACCGACCAATGGCACAAATCTATGCTGGATATAGAAAAACCGGAGGTACCAACACAAGAGCGGCATTTAGAGAATATTTGAGAACTTCTATTTTCCAAGGAAATACAAATGGAATATACGCAGCGGGTTCTGACCAAAGATTAAAATATTTCTTAGAACAACTTTTAAGAAAAATTAGTTCTGATAAAGGTATAAAACAAAACAACGAAAGCTCTATGATTAGAGCATATAGAGGATATAATAACGACCAAACAAAATTAGAAGTTTATAATACTTTAAAATCATTCAATGATAAATGGACAGCAGGTAATTCAATTGGTCAAAGATTATTACTTGAGGAATTTTTATTCTTAGATAAAGCAAATAGAGACATCGGAGATAAATTCTTTTTAAATGTAGATAAGATTCTTCCATTGTTAAACCCTAAGAATGGTAAACAAAATTTATACGGGGCAATTTCTATGTTGATACAAGGAACGGGTCTTGACATGAGAGCCCTTCCGGCATATGTTAATTTCTATGGTACTAATCTTAGAAATAAAAGTAAAATTGCACCTTCAAAAAACGTAGCTAAAAACTTATTTGGTACATTCCTTGAAGTAGATTATCAAGAATCGTCACCGAAAATTATTATTCAATTAGTTGGAAATAGTTCTAAGAGACCTGACTTATCTGATAGTAAAGAATATAAGTTCGCGGATGACAGTTTTTATATTGGTAGTGTAAACAATAATCCATTGGTTATTACATCACTTGAAGGTTTTTCTGTAAATGATTTATCAAAATCAAATAAGGTTGTTGCATTTGAGGTCAGTTTCGGTGACCAAAACCAAGGTATCTTTAAGGGTATACAACTTGACCAATCAACATTAAAAAACACTTCAGAATCATTTGTAGTGTTGGAAAACCTTGCGAGGTCCGAATCGGGTGCCGGCGCATATAATGTGGATGTTAGTTTGTTTGATTATTATAAACAAGCTTCGTATAGATGTGAAATATCTTGTATGGGTAATGTTATGATTCAACCAACGATGTATTTCTATCTTAAAAACATACCGATGTTTAAAGGAACATATTGGATTACTGAAGTAAGTCATTCAATTAAAAGTAATGTGATTAATACCACATTCGTTGGAACAAGAATTCCTTATACATCTTTACCTGACCCTAAAGATTCGTTTATTGCGAGTTATCGTGTGTTATTTGATAAGTTGACAAGTAAAGCAAAGTCAATGTTAAAACAACAAGAATCAACAAAGACAACAACTCAAAAACCTGTTGTTTATGATGGTGTATCGTATATCACAGATATGGGTTCGGTGTCGATTCAGGGAGAAGAAATTACTAAGTCAATACCTAAAGTTGGTATTACTGAATTTGGTGTACCATACAATGGATACAATAACGAACCATCAATTCAAAAAGTAGACAATAACGGTACTTGGTTAAGAGCAATTGTTGTTAAAATGGGTGGTGAAAAATACCCACTTGAAAGTGGTACAACGATGAATATTGCTGAAGGTATCACTTGGGGGGACATTAGTGGTTCTAATATGAAGGTTTATAATACCAAGTTCCAACTCGGTACAGCAAACGCGGCTAAGATAAGAACCGTAAAAACAGAGTTTAAAAACCCTAAAAACGGTAAAACATTGGCACTTAACCCAAATTATCAATTAGATAAAAATATTGGTCCATTAACCGCTCAAGGTCCCGTTGCTGTTGGTCCTAAAGTTGATGGGTATGGTATGGGTATGTCACCGGCATTAATGTCCGATTTAGGTATTCACGAAGGTGAGGTGATATACTTTAGAATGTCATGACCCTGAGTGCGTTTCTTAACATTTTAATGTGGGTTGTCTTTTTTAGATACTTATATGTTAGGAAAAACCCGATAGATAATTTAAAGGATGAATTAGTTATGTTAATATGGCAAATTAACATCTCATGTTTATGTTATTTATTAATTCGTGCGGTGGTTTTTTCATGGATTTTACCATTTCTTGGATATTTATAAAAGAAAATACTATGAATAACGAAAAATTAAATAGTGCTCTTAACAACTACATGGCACCAAAGAACGTAAAAAGCGTTTCTAATGATGGTATGGAAAGAGAAGAGTGTGACCTTAAAACTGGTGAATGTTATATCATCAGAAGTAAGGATGGTATTGTTGAAAGAATCAATAAAAAATTCATAACCGAAGACGGAAGACAATTATTACAAGACTAAAAAACCATGGAATTAGAAAAGAAACTCTTAGAAGAAGTTGCTCGATTTAATCAAATCAATAAGTACGCAAGAAAACTTATGAATGAGCAGGAGTTACCTCCAGCACCGGAAGAACCCGGTATCGAACCACCGGCAGGTGAATTACCACCACCACCGGCAGATATGGGAGCACCAGAAGCGGGAGCACCAGAAGCGGGAGCACCTGAAGCAGGGGCACCTGAATCTGATGTTGAGGAATTAGATATTACCGATTTAGTTAATATGACTAAATCAATTAAAAATGATATGGACGACACTAAAAGTGAACACCAAGGAGTAATAACTAAAATGGATGACGTGTTTACCAAATTAAATGATTTGGAACAGAAGTTAGCTAACATGGATATGGTAATGGCAAAAATTGATGAGTTAGGTAACAAAATCGAACAAGTTAAACAACCATCTCCTGAAGAAAGACTTCAAATGCGTTCATTAGATTCATATCCGTTTAACCAAAACCCTCAGCAGTTCTTTGCACAAAAACAAGGAGAGATGAGAGCTAGCGGTAAAAATGAATATGTTTTAACTAAGGATGAAATTCAGAATTATTCACAAGAAACAATAAGAGACACATTCAACCCACAAGACGAAGAACAAGATGAATTTAGCTTCTAAAGTAAATTTCCTATTAGGATTACACGTACAATTAAAAATCAATCATTGGCAAACTAAAGGTGTTGCTCGTCATGAGGCGTTCGGTAATACCTATAATACTTTAACCGACTTGATTGATGAATTTGTTGAAATTGCTATGGGTAAGTACGGAAGATTTGTTTTGGATGACGAAACAAACAATATAAAACTTATAAACTTATCTGAAATGAACCCGAAAGATATGATTACGGTTTGTACAGATGCGTTGATTGAGTTTTCCGAAGACCTTGACCCAAGGAAAGACACTGATTTATTGAATTTAAAGGATGAGATGCTTGGTTTATTGAATAAACTTCAGTATCTTTTAACATTGGAATAGCCCCTCCCCCAAACTTTTTTGAAAAACTTTAAGACCGGATTTTGTAATCCGGTTTTTTTTTCGTATACTTTACTTATAACAACTTAAAATTAAGATTTATGTCAACATTTGATGCAGTACTGGCACAGTACGAGAAAAACAAACAAACCGCAGGCGGTAACTATGCGAACAAGGTTTCACAAGAGGACCGATTAAAAAAGTACTTTACTACCCTCCTACCAAAAGGCGCTCGTAGTGGTGAAAAGAGAATTCGTATTTTACCTACTACGGACGGTAGCTCTCCATTTAAGGAGGCATACTTCCACGAAGTTCAAGTGGATGGAAATTGGGTTAAACTATATGACCCTAAACAAGAAGGTAAACGTTCACCATTAAACGAGGTGTACGATGCCCTTATGATGACAGGTTTGGAATCGGATAGAACCCTTGCCCGTCAATATAGAGCCCGAAAGTTCTATATCGTAAAAGTTATCGACAGAGAAAACGAACAGGACGGTGTTAAGTTCTGGCGTTTTAAAGACAACAGTAAAGGTGATGGTGTTCTCGATAAAATCTTCCCACTATTCAAAAACAAAGGTGATATTACCGAAATGAACACAGGTCGTGACCTTATTATTACTTTAGGTTTAACTAAAGCAGGTAACGGTCGTGAATATACTACAATCACATCCATCATTCCTGAAGATGCATCTCCACTACACACAGACAGTAGTGTTGCTCAATCATGGGTAAACGATGAATTGACTTGGGGTGATGTTTACTCTAAGAAACCTGAAGATTATTTGGAAATGGTCGCAAAAGGTGAGGTACCAAAATGGGATTCTGAAACTAAGAAATGGGTTTCTAACTCAGAAGAAAATACGGTATTAATGCCACCACCGGCTAATGTTTCACCCGCAACACCTATGGTTGACCCACAGGATGGTGCAGAAACAGATGATGACCTTCCATTCTAAGAAAAACCACGGGGACATTCTCTTGGACATCTTGTCTTTGAGGGTGTCCCCTTTTTAAAAATACTAATATGGCTATTAAGAAAAAAGATTTTTCAATTTCGAGTATAACATCCAAGTACTCAAGTAAAATGACCTACAAACCTGATAGGTTTTTGGATTTGGGTGATGCATTTTTAGATGC